CAACCTTCAGACGCTGACCACGACGCACACCTCGCAGATCTCAACGCTCCAGACTCAGTCGACTCAGGTCAGGAACGGTGGCTGGCTGCCTTCGGATCACAACCTGGTGGCCTGGACGATGGATCCTTCCGAGGCTGCGAACAGCCAGGTGCTCACGAGCGGAACGCTCTACACTATGGGCCTCTGGGTTAGGTCGGCTACTTCGTTCAGCAACATCATCTTCGGCGCTTCGGGCGCCGGAGTCACGCTGACCGCCGGGCAGAACCTGATAGGTCTGTACGACTCGGCGGGGAACAGGGTGGCCGTCTCTGCTGACCAGTCCGGCAACTGGACGAGCACTGGAATCAAGACTACAGCAATGACCGGCGCACCTATCGCACTGTCCGCTGGCCTGTACTACGTCGCCATCCTGTCGAACGGAACCACACCTGTGGCCGTGTTCCGAGAGTCCAATCAGGCTAGCGCTAACATCATCAACGTCGGACTGGCGGCAGCTTCGTACCGCTCTGGCGAAACCGGAGGGCAGACTTCTCTGCCGACAACTCTCGCCCTGGGGTCTCGGACGGCTGGACCGTTCAGCTTCTGGTTCGGGCTCAGCTAAGGAGAATCGAATGGCAGTTCTTACCCCCGCCTGGGTGGTCAACAACAACGATCAGTTCGTCGGCGGTATCTTCACTACCGAGGCAGCCGCTACCGCTTTCGCTGAAGCCTGCCTCCCTAACGGCAGTACTCCTGTCATCATCATCCCTGTAACCCGAGTCACGGAGGACCCGGCATGAGCGATCTGTACAAGAACCCGCAGACCTCCCCTCAGGAAGAGGGGCTTGAGTCTCGCAACACCGATATGCAGGACTGGGGCGGCTCCAAGATGGAGCCCGCCGGACCGGCTGGCAACTCGACGCTGACCAACGCCAACGAGAAGGGCATTCTGGAGACCGGCCTGTTCAGGGCTATGGGTCTGCACCAGACTGCTGAGCTCGGGTCCGACCACAACTCCCACCGGGAGGGCATCTATGGACAGTCCGGCACTCACCGAGACTGAGATAGGCGGGATCAAGATCCCGAAGCCACAGTCAAACACATACCAGAAGTCGGCGGCCGTTTCGACGGCCGCTGTCAAAGATGAGGTAGGAGTCCTGGGGCACAACAGCTTCCGGTCCGACGTCTACCGTGTAACCGAAGGATACGTAGCGTGATAGGCCGCGAAGAGATCGAACACCGCTTTGGGTTCCACAAGGCCACCGTCGAGGGTGACAACGCCACCCTCCCCAAGCATCGGGATGTGCGGATCCTGTTCCGCGAGTTCGCCGAGAAGCTGGACAGCATCCTGCCGGATGGTCGAGCTAAGTCCGTAGCGTTCACCAACCTGGAAGATGCTTCGATGTGGTCGCACAAGTCGATCGCTGAGCTTGCCCCTACGATCGAGGAGAACTGAGATGCCACCCGCTAAGAAGCCTGAGACGAAGCCGCTCCTTGAGGTCGGCCAACTGATCAACCTCGACCGAGGTGGTCGCACCCTCCAGAACCTCGAAGTCCTGGGGTTTGACGACAACTTTCTGAAGCTGAGGTGGGACATCCATGTTTCCCCGCAGACCGAAGTGGTCCTGGTCCCCTGGCGTGAGGCTGTCATCGGTCTGGTTGGTGAACGCTGATGTGCTCTACTGCCTGCTCGACTCAGGATCACGCATCCTGGGGAGAGTGCGTAAGGGCTAAGGGCCTCCAGCTTTCCCCCGCTATCAACGACACGTACGGGACCAAGCAGCGAGCCTGGGACCGAGAGCTTGACAACTACGAGTCCGCCGTCAGGCAGGGCCTGAGCCCTGCCGGTACCAAGCAGCACCACGTGGATGCTGCTGTCAAGGAGGCCGAGAATGGGAGTAACTGACGGAAACCTCGGCGCTATCAGGGGCGCCGAGAACAAGGTATCTATCGACGGCGCCAGCTCTACGGCTGCGCCTATCACTGTAACGCAGGGCGGGCAGACCGCCAACGTAGCCGTTCCCGGCCCGAACCTGGGTGCTGGACTGGTCACCTCAACCGGCTCCCTGGTGTCGGCTTCCACGCTCTCGGCAGTTTCTGCTACTGGCGCTGGAACCACAGTCGACTTTGGGTCGGGTAAGCAGAACATCACCCTGGCGATCATCGCTGGCGCTGGCGTCTCCGCAGGGGCCGTCGCGCTTGAGGTCAGTCAGGACGGCACGAACTGGTTCCGGTCCACCCCGGTAACCCAGTCCGCTCCGGGCGTCACCCAGGTGACCACCTCCGGAGCTTGGCGATACGGTCGAGGCAACGTTACTACTACGATCACCGGCGGTACGGTTAGCGCTACGCTCATGGCGTCGTAATGACGAACTCCACGGGGAATTCGGTACCGACGCATGCGGTTACCAACCCCGCCTTCCAGGGCGGGTATGTGTACAGCAGGGCCGAGAGTGCAGGAGTGGCCCTTGCAGAGAACCATCTGGCTCTGACCAACCCTGTCGGATCGGGCAAGACCATCCTGATCGCGGGCGTGTTCATCAGCCAGGTAACCACCGGAGCCGTATCTATAACCGACCCGATGAGGGGTTGGCTTGCTACCGGAGTAAGTGGTGGCACGCTGGTCAGCGCTGCTGACATAGGCAAGATCCGATCCAACATGCCGAACCCTGTTGGCCAGGTGAGGATCATCGGGGTCACCGCCACCCTGGGGGCGGCGTGGTTCAACTCACCCACACTTCAGGCTACCGGCTCTTCTACTTCTTCGTTTATCCACCAGGTTCCTGCGACTATCGCAGCAGGTTCGTTGACCTTGCTGCCCGGCGAAAGCACCGTTCTGAGAACCGAACTCGGTAGCGTCAACACGCTGTGGAACCTGTCCATCGCATGGTCTGAACTTTAAGGCAAGGAGGCCAAGTGGCTGTTACTTTCGATCAGCTCATCAGCCGAGTGAAGCAGCAACTGCTTGGCTACACCCGAGACCAGGCGTCGATCTCGTATCTCATCGCACCGATGACCGACACCGACGTCCAGTTCATGGTCGACCCTGAGACTGTCACCAACCTGTCCCGAGGTCTGGTTGAGATCGACGACGAACTCATCCTGGTCAAGGGATTCGACCGTGCTACAGGCACGGTCACCGTGTTCGGCGGGAACAGCGGTACCGGGCGGGGAGTGGAAGGGACCACGGCTGCGGCCCACGGTCTCGACACCCTGATCACCGACGACCCGATGTACCCCCGAGCCCGCATCAAGGAAGCGATCAACGACACGATCAACGGAACCTACCCGGACCTCTGGGTGCTGGGTGAGCACGAGTTCCCGAAGATCGCTGCCCGCTACGAGTATCCGATGCCGGACGCTGCTGAAGATGTGCTGAAGGTTGTGGTCAACACCATCGGACCTTCGGCCGTCTGGTTCCCTCTGTCGTCTTGGAGGTTCAACCCTCTGGCGTCTACCACGCCGGGGCAGGTGAAGCCTACCCCGACTCCGACCGGCAAGACGATCCAGATCATGCGAGACTTCATCGTTCCGGGCCGTAACATCCGTGTGACCTACACCAAGAAGCCGAACGTTCTCGTCAACGACAACGACGACTTCGAGCTGACCACCGGATACCCCGAGCGGTACGTAGATATGATCATGTACGGCGCCTGCTGGCGCCTGCTCCCTGCCTACGAGTCTGCACGACTCCAGCAGCAGGCGATAGAGGCTACCGAGAGGGCACCGCTGGTGCCTACAGGGGCCGGAAGTAACGCGTCTAAGTACTACATGGCTCTGTACCAAGAGAGGCTGTCAGAAGAGCGCCTGCGGCTTCAGCGTCTGTACGAGTCCTACCAGACCTACAACGGATGAGGTGCTAAATGCCCAACGCTCGCTTCTATTCTTCGATCGCTGCGGTCACCAACCTCCAGGTGACCGCTAACCCGAGCGACACGTCGATCCAGGTGGCCAGTTCGTCCGGCTTCCCTGGGTCGTTCCCGTTCACGCTGTCTCTTGACTACGGCTCTGCGAACGAGGAGCTGGTGGACGTCACCTCTGGCGGTCCGAACATCTTCACGGTGACGCGTGCCGTTGACGGCACGTCTGCTAGCTCTCACAATGCGGGCGCTGTGGTGAGACACGTCTCCTCCGCTCGGGACTTCACCGATCTTCAGACTCACATCGCTGCAACCTCTGATGTTCACGGTGTCACCGGCGATCTGGTTGGCACCACGATGGTCCAGACGCTGACCAACAAGACGCTGACCGCACCCACGATCAACAACCCGACCGTGGCCGGTACCGTCCAGGGTTCGTTCACGTTCGACGATGCGATCACGTTCACCACCGGACTGACATCGAACTCCAGTATCCTGGTGGAGCGTGCGCTGGCTACCGATAACGCCTACCGTGCCAGGGTGACCGGCGACACGAACTCCAGGTTCGTGGTCGACGCCGACGGAGATCTCTCCTGGGGCCCTGGTAACGCTACGATGGACACCAACCTCTATCGGGCTGGCGCCAACGTGCTGGCTACTGATGATGCCCTGCTTGTGCAGTCCGGGATTACCGCCACCCGCGCCAGCTCTACGCTCAGCACGGTAGCCAGCTCCGTGGCTGGCGATGCGTTCGTCCGGTTCTTCACCAGGGCTGACGGTCGACTGGCTTGGGGTTCTGGTGCTGGCGCTGCCGACGTCTCGATAGAGCGTACCGGTGTAGGTGCACTGACCGTGAACGGCAACCTTACTGCTACCAACCTGACAGCTACCGACGTCACCGCTACAGACGACTTCATCGGTGGCGACATCCTGCTCTCCGGCCAGAACATCCAGACCTACACGCCGACCGTCAACGGTGGCGGCGCCGTCACCTGGACTACGCGAACTGGCTGGTGGTGGGAGCTGGGTGAGATGGTGTTCTTCACCGCTTACCTTGTGGTCAACACCGCTGGCACCGGAGGCAGCATCGTTCAGGTGAATGCGCCTACCGACATCTACCGTGGCACCCGCCAGGTGGTGGGGATGAGCGTGGAGAACGGTGGCCTCAACGGTCACAGCCACGCTGTGGC